GTATAGAAAAACTCCGCAAAATACACGAAGGGGGTGGGGTATATGGCGAAACTCAAAACAAAGACCAGATACAAGCGAGAAAAGGCAAGACTCGAGGCTATTTTTGCAGGCCTGGAAAAAAACAAGCTGGACACCTGTGCGGCACTGATCGACCGCGCCGCCTATATAACCGCCAGCCTGGAGGACCTGGAGGAACAGCTGAACGAGACGGGATGGGTGGAGACCTATAAAAACGGCGAGAACCAGTTCGGGATGAAGAAGTCCGCAGCCGCAGACGTCCACATCAGCCTGACCAAGAACCTCAACGCGATCATCAAGCAGCTGCTGGAGATCGTGCCTCCTGCCCAGAAGGAGAGCCGCCTAGCGGCAATGAGGAAAAAATGAAACCTTTCGCAAGCTATATCCACGAATATCATCACGGCATCCAAAGCGGCGAGATCGTCGCAGGCGAGTGGATTAGACTGCTTTATGACAAGATCACCACGGGCCTCCGTGATGGTCTTTTTTATTATGACGGCGAGATCGCAAACAACGCCATCAACTTCATCGAGGGCTTCTGCCGTCACAGCAAGGGCCGCAACGACCTGATCACGCTGGAGCTGTGGCAGAAGTCGACTGTCTCGCTAATGTTTGCAATCGTCGACGAGGAGGGGCTGCGGGTCTTCCGCGAGGTCTTCCTGGTCATCGGCCGCAAAAACGGCAAGAGCCTCTTCGCCTCCGCGTGCATCGCCTATATGGCATACCTCGACGGCGAATACGGCGCCGACATTTACTGCCTAGCCCCGAAGCTTGAGCAGGCTGCCATCGTCTACGACAGCGCCTGGAAGATGATACACCAGGAGCCAGAGCTTGACGAGCTGGCAAAGAAGCGACGCAGCGACATCTACCTGGAAGAGACCAACACCACCATCAAAGCCCTGGCCTTCAACGCCAAAAAGAGCGACGGCTTCAACCCGCACCTGACTGTCTGTGACGAGATCGCAAGCTGGCCAGCAGAGCAAGGGAAGAAGCAGTACGAAGTTATGAAGTCAGCCCTCGGCGCCAGAAAGCAGCCGATGATCCTGAGCATCTCAACCGCGGGCTACGTCAACGACGGCCCCTACGACGAGCTTTTCACCAGGTCCACCGCTGTCCTGAAAGGCAACAGTGAGGAGCGCCGCCTGCTTCCGATCCTCTACATCGTCGACGACGCAAGCAAGTGGGACGACATCGAGGAGCTGAAGAAGGCCAACCCGAATATGGGCGTCAGCGTCAGCGAGGACTTCTTCCGCGAGGAGATCGCCATCGCCCGCAACAGCCTCAGCAAGCTGGCCGAGTTCAAATGCAAATACTGCAACGTCAAGCAGAGCAGCACGCAGGCCTGGCTTCCCTACGAGGTCGTCGACGCTGTCACAGGCGAGGCCTACAGCCTGGAAGACTTCCGCAGCTGCTACTGCGTGGGCGGCATCGACCTCTCCCAGACGACGGACCTCACGGCCTGCTGCGTCCTGATCGAGAAGGACGGCAGGCTCTACACCTTCGTCAAGTTCTTTATGCCCGAGAACAAGATCGACGAGCTGGCAGCCAGAGAGGGCGTGCCATACAGGACATACGTCACGCAGGGGCTGATTCAGCCGAGCGGCGAGAACTTCGTGCAATACCAGGACTGCTTCGCGTGGTATATGATGCTCGTCCAGGAGTATGAGATCCTGCCGCTTAAAATCGGCTATGACCGATATACGGCGCAGTATCTGGTGCAGCAGCTGTCAGGCGCAGGCTTCCACGTCGACGACGTCTACCAGGGAGAAAACCTGACGCCCGTCCTGCACGAGTGCGACGGCCTCCTGCGCGACAAGACGCTGCTCCTCGGCGACAACAACGTCCTGAAGGCCCACTTCCTCAACGCGGGAGTGAAGCAGAACGAGGAGACCAGGAAGATCCGCCCTGTCAAGCTAGAACAGCGGCTACACATCGACGGCTTCGTGGCCGTCCTCGACGCCCTGACAGTCCGCCAGAAATACTACGACGAGGTCGGGGAACAACTCAAAAACGCAGCATAGGAGATTTTTTGTAAATGGGAGCATTTGAAAAACTATTCAAGAAACCGAAGCAAGTCACCCAGGTGAACAGCTACTTCAAGATGCTGGACGGCTACACGCCAATCTTTTCAACCTGGGACGGCGGCGTCTTCGAGATGGAGCTGACCCGCGCCTGCATCGACGCCTTCGCAAGACACTGCAGCAAGCTGCAGCCGAACATCGTGGGCGCTGATCGCTACGGGCTGAAGGCAATCCTCAACACGAAGCCCAACCCCTTTATGACGTCGGCGCAATTCCTATACAAATGCGCGGCCTTCTACGACGCGAAGAACACCTGCTTCATCACGCCCATTCTGGACAAGTTCGACCGCCTGGTCGGCTACTATCCCGTCGACCCTTCCCAGGTGGAAGTCATCGACGTGGACGGAGAGCCCTGGCTTCGCTACACCTTCCGCTCTGGTGAGGTCGCAGCCGTCGAGCTGGCCCGCTGCGGCGTGGTGAGCAAGCACCTCTACAGTAACGACATCAAGGGCGACAGCAACGACGCGCTCCGTCCCACGATGCAGCTGCTGGCAATGCAGAACCAGGGCATCACGGAAGGCATCAAGAACAGCGCAGCAATCCGCTTTATGGCAACCCTCGGCAACTACACAAAGCGCGAGGATATGCTGAAGCAGCGCAAGGACTGGGTGGAAGATAACCTCGGCCCCGAAGCGGGCGGCCTGGCAGTATTCCCGAATACCTTCACCAACGTGCAGCAGATTCAGTCCGCCGCGAAGGTCGTGGACCACGAGCAGATGAAGCTGATCGAGAACCGCGTCTACAACTACTTCGGATCAAACGAGGACATCCTGCAAAACAAGGCCTTCGGAGACAAGTGGTCTGCATACTACGAGGGCAAGATCGAGCCCTTCTCCATTCAGCTGGCGCAGGCGCTGACGTATATGAGCTACAACCAGAACGAGCGGACCCGCGGGAACGCCATCACCTGGAGCTCCAACCGCCTGCAGTATATGACCAACGCGGAAAAGCTCAACGTCTCCAGCCAAATGTTCGACCGCGGCATCCTGAGCACTAACGACGTGATGGACATCTGGAACCTGCCCCACGTTCCCGACGGCGACAAGCGCTACATCCGCAAGGAGTACACCGAAGTCAGCCAGCTCGACCAAGTGACCGAGCTGCAGAAGGAGCTGGAAGCAGCCCAGAACAAGATCAACGCAACCAAAACAGAGCCCGCCGCGCCTCTCGACGATGCGGACCAGGGCGGGACTTTTAACGGAGAAAAGGAGGCAGATCAATGACCCCTGACAGCAAGACCAAATTCAAGGACGAGGCGCAGGAGAGAGCGCTCGCAGTCCTGACCTCTACGCCTAACCAGAAGCGCATCGACTCCGACTACTACGTCGAGGGCATCGCTGCACGCTTCGAGCCCTACGTCCTGTATCACGACTACGACGGCACGCCCGTCTATGAGCGCTTCGAGCGCGGCTGCTTTGACGGCTGCGATATGAGCGACATCATTATGCAATACGACCACGAGGGGAAGGTGATGGCCCGCACAAGCAACGGCAGCCTGATCGTGGAGGTGACCGACGAGGGGCTCTTCGTAGCTGCCGACCTCGGAAGAACCGAAGCCGCCCGCGCCCTCTATGAGGACATCAAGGCGGGAATGGTCACCAAGATGAGCTGGCGCTTCCGCCTGGGCACGCATTACTACGACCAGGAGACCAACACCATCATCCACAAGACTGTGAAGAAGGTCTACGACGTGGCGCCTGTCAGCATCCCCGCAAACGATAACACTGAGATCAATGCTCGCGCCTGGGTCGACGGAGTGATCGACCTGGCAGCTCGGAGTGAAGCAGAGCTTGACGAGAGACGCAGACGCCTGCGCCTCAAAATACAAACTACACAAGGAGGATCAACCCGATGACCATCAAGGAAATGACCATCGAACAGATCGAAGAAAGACTCGCCGCCATTGAAGGCGAAATTGATGCAGCCACGGCCGAAGCGCTGACCGCGCTGGAGACCGAGGTCGCAGACCTGAAAGCAGAGCGCAAGCAGCGTCTGGACGAAGCCCAGAAGCGGCAGCAGCTCCGCGCAGACATCGCCGAAGGAAAGATCGGCGTCACCATCATCGAAAGAAAACAGGAGGAACCCAAAATGGAAACCAAGACTTTCGCAATCGACTCTGCAGAATACCGCGAGGCATACCTGCTCGGACTTCAGGGCAGAGAACTGACCGCAGAACAGCGCGCAGCCGTAAACGGCGCCGCAGCAATCCCCACCCAGACGATGAACAAGATCGTCGGCAAGCTGGAGCTGACTCCCATCATCGCAGCCGTCGACGTGACCTACATCCCTGGCAACATCTCCATCCCCGTCGAGGGCAATGTCGCAGGCGCTTCCTGGGTGGCTATGGGCACCGCAGCAACCGACAGCGCTGACAGCATCTCTCCCGTGACCCTGAGCGCCTACAAGCTGATCAAGACTGTGGAGATCACCGCAGACGTGGCAGCTATGGCGATCGACGCCTTCGAGAACTGGCTGGTGGCTCGCCTTGCAAACAAGATCCAGAAGGCTGTTGCTGCTGGTATTATGGCTGGCACTGGTTCCGCTCAGGCAACTGGCCTCTCCAGCCGCACCGCCGACGGCACCTACACCAAGGCAGGCATCACCTTCAGCGACGTGATGAAGATCATCGCAGCACTTCCCACTGAGTACGCAGCAGGCGCATCCTTCGTGATGAGCCGCGCTTCCTTCTACGGCAACGTGCTGAACATCCAGGACAGCTCCAAGCATCCCATCGTCGTGGCTGATGCTCAGGCTCCTGCCAAGTTCAACATCCTCGGCTATCCCGTAATCCTGGAAGACGCCGCAGGCACCGACATCTACTTCGGCGACCTGAAGGAGGCCTACAAGTTCAACTTCGCAAAGGCTCCTACTGTTGCCCGCGACGAGTCTGTTGCCTTCCGCAGCGGCTCCACTGTTTACCGCGCTATGGCGCTCTGCGACGGCAAACCCACTGGCGTGGGCGTGGTACGCTTCACCCAGGCCGCATCCTAAGCATTGACCCAGGGCGGGGCGTAACAACCCCGCCCGACAGATGAAAGGAGGGCCCACTGTGACCACGCTCGAAAAAATCAAGCTGAGCCTTCGGATCAGCCACGACAAGCTGGACGAAGACATCAAGGCGGACATCGCCACCGCCCTGGCAGACCTGAGGATGCACGGCGTCATCCACAAGGACGAGAGCGACCCTCTCATCTTCAACGCCGTCAAGCTGTACGTCAAGAGCTGCCACACCGACGACATCGCCAAAAGCTCCGAATGGCGCCAGCGCTACTTCGCCCTGAGGGACTGCCTCAAAGCGGCGGAGGGCTATGGCTGGGAGGATGAAAGCGATGAATGAGATCCTGCTCCTGATCAGCGAAGACGGAGTACGTCGGGAAGTCTTCGCGAAGCAGCAAAGCATCGGGATGCGGGAGTTCTACGAGGCAGCCGCCACCGAGTACAGCCCCGAGGTCAAGTTTATCCTGGCCGACTACTTCGACTACAACGGCGAGCACTTCGCCAAGCACGAGGGGACGCTCTACCGCGTTATGCGGACCTACAGAGCGGGCCAGGAGATCGAGCTGACCTTGACCAGCGCCTCGACGGAGGAGGTGGAGCGATATGGCTAAACGCGGACGCGGTCGCTCGACCAAGGTCGTGGTGAAGAAGCCGCACGAGTTCGGCCGCTTCCTCTCCAGCGAGCTGGAGACATATCACCAGGACCTGGTGGAGCAGCTGAACATCATCGCGGAAGACTCGGCGAAGGAGCTGGTGAAGAAAACCAAAGCCACCGCACCGAAGCGCTTCGGCGACTTTGCCAAGGCGATCACCTACAAGAAGCAGCGCGGCGTCTATGGGGACGTGCGCTGCATCTGGGGCGCCAAGGCACCGAAGCACCGCCTGACCCACCTGCTGGTGAAAGGCCACGCCAAAGCTGGTGGCGGAAGAGTCGACGGCTCCGACTTCCTGCACAAGGCGCTCGACGAAGTGCGCCCCGAGTATGAACGAAAAGTAGAGGAGGCCATTGAGAATGCTGCAAGACGTTAAAACCGCCACGGGCATCCCCATCGAGGAGACGCAATGGGTCGGAACGCCACCCGCTGAGACCTACGGCATCTGGCTGGACGACGTCGACGCAGACGGCCCCGACTTCGAGATCCGCATCTTCACCCACAACATCACGCTGGAGCTCTACGAGCCAAAGCAGGACCCAGAAGCAGAGAGGGCCGTCGAGGCCTGGCTCAACTCGCTGGGCCTGAAATGGACGAAGCAGTCCCGCTACTGGCTCCGCGAGTCTAAGCGCTATCAAGTGATATATGAATTTTCGTATATCGAAAAAAATTAAAAGGAGAACACCGAAATGGCAAAGAGAACGAAGACCAACATCACCCTCGGATCTGGTAAGGCCTATGTGATGGAGTATGACAGCTCCAATGGTATGCCCACCGAGACCGAGATCTGCGTGGCCGAGAATGTGCTGGGCCACATCAAGAACGGCGCCGAGCTGACCTACACGGCAGAGCCACACAAGGAGAATGACGACCTGAACCTCGTCTCCAAGGTCGTGGTAAATGCTGAGGAGGTCATCCTGAAGCTGGGACTGATCACCTGGAACGGCGACACGCTGAAGTATCTGGCCGACCGCTGCAAGGTAACGACCGAAGGCGGCAAGCGCACCATCAAGATCGGCGGAGCGGGCAACGCTCAGGGCAAGGAGTGGGTCATCTGCTTTATGCAGGAAGACAAAAAGGACGGCAACCTCTGGGTGCTGATCCGTGGAACCAACACCGCAGGCCTGACCCTGACCTTCGCTGTGGATGCTGCGACTGTTCTGGAGCCCGAGTTTACTGCTCTGCCCCAGGACGACGAAGGCACCCTCGTGACCATCATCGAGGAGACTGGCGCCACTGCCTAAGCACACACCCCAGCGGGGCGCCTAGCCGCGCCCCGCTTTATTTTTTACGAAAGGGAGACCACTATGAACAACATCCTAGACCTGCGCCTGGCTGACTTCCCGACGATGGTCCTGCTGCTGAAAGGCAACAGCGAAGTCGTCGTACATATCACCGCGCCCACCTATGACCTGATCGCCGAGTTGGAACGCAGCAAGATCGTCCTGCAGTCCATCCTGGACGGCAACAAGACCGAGCGGACACAGCAGGCCCTCTATGACCTTGCGGCGAAGCTGATCAGCTGCAACGACGACGACTTTCACGTCACGGCGCGGGAGCTCCTGGTCGATTACGGGTGGAGCATCAAGGCCATCGGAAAGTTCTTCGAGAAATACCAGGCCTTCATTGAAAGCATTGAAAACGAAAAAAACTGATGCGCCCGCACTACGCACCTGGTGACAGTGCGGGGGAACATCATTTTTATACAAGATCAGGGCGCCGCGCTATGGTGGCAGAGTACACAGGCCTGAACTTCATCCAGGTCGGGCAGCTGAACTACATCCAGTTCCTGCTCTGGTACCGCGACGCCTTCATCACCAGAATGGAGCAATCCGAGGAGGGGCGGGAGTACCTGCGAAACGCCTGGAGAATGACCCAGACGAAGGCCGACCGCGGACAGCTCCGTGCATTATTTGGAAGGGGGCAAACCAATGGCGAGTAAAACCATCAAGGGCTTGACAGTCGAGATCGGCGGAGACACCACAAAGTTGGGCAAAGCCCTGGACGCCGTCGACAAAAAAAGCAGCGCCCTGTCCAGCGAGCTGGGCGAGATCAACAGGCTCCTGAAACTGGACCCGACCAACACCGAGCTCCTGGCACAGAAGCAGAAGGTGCTGGCATCCGCAGTCGAGAGCACCGAGGAGAGGCTCGACACCCTAAGAGAGGCAGAGAAGCAGGTGCAGGCGCAATTCGAGAAGGGCGAAGCCTCCGAAGAGCAGGTCCGCGCTCTGCGTCGTGAGATCGTCTCGACGGAGAAGAGGCTGGACGGCTACAGAACAGCCGCGAAGACCACCGCAGACGAGATCGACCGCCTGGGTGATAAGTCCGACGACACCGCCAAGGACGTCGACGACCTGGGAGAAAGCGCCGAGAAGACCGAGCAAAAAACCGACGACCTGGGTGGAACCCTGGACGGCTCCCTCGGCTCCGCGCTGAAAGGCGTCGCTGCTCTGGCTGCTGCAGCTGCGGCTGCAATCATCGGCACCGCAGAAGCGACTCAGGAATACCGCAACGCGATGGGCAGGCTCGACACGGCATACCAAGCCGCCGAGCATAGCACAGAAGCCGCAAAAAAGACCTACAAGGAGCTGCAGAGCATCCTGGGGGACACTGACACAGCCGTGGAGGCTTCGACGCTCCTGGCGCAATTCTGCGACACTGAGGAAGACCTGGCTGCAATGACCAACACCCTGGCGGGCGTCTATGCCCGCTTCCCCGACTCCCTCCCCGTGGAGGCGCTGGTTGAATCGGCCAACGAGACGATGAGGACGGGACAGATCGCGGGCAACCTTGCCGACGCGCTCAACTGGGCCGCTACCGAGGGCGAGACCTTCGGCGTCACGCTGAAAGCAAACACCAAAGCCAACGAGGAGTGGAACAAGAAGGTCAAGGAGGCCGCCACGGCAGAGGACTACTTCAACCTGGCCCTGGAAGAGTGCAGCAACCAGCAGGAACGCCAGAAGCTCATAATGAGCACGCTGAACCGCCTCTACGGCAAGGCGGGCACACAGTACAAGAAGACCAACAAGGCAGTCATCGAGGCCAACAAGGCCAACGAGGACTGGAACGAGACCCTCGCCGAGGTCGGCGAAGAAGTCCAGCCCGTGGTTACCGAGATCAAGAAGCTGGGCGTCTCCCTGGCCAAGGACGCCAAGGAGCCCGTCAAGGATCTCGCGAAATGGGTCGGCAAGGAGCTCCTGCCTGCCCTGGTCGATACGGCCAAATGGGTGAAGAAAAACGGCCCGTTTATCAAGAGCACGCTGGTCGGCATCGCCACCACAATGGTGGCATATAAGACCGCGTGCATCGCCACCACTGTGGCTGAGAAGGGCCTGAAAGGCGCCATAATGGCAACGACAGCGGCACAGAAGATCCTGAACGCTGTGCAGGCAGCGAGCCCCACGGGGATGATCGTGACCGCAATCGTGGGCGCTGCTGGGCTCCTTTATGCCCTGGCAAGATACCAGGAGTCTGCGGAGCTGGCAGCGGCCAAAGCCGACGTCCTCAGCGAGGAGGAGCTGGAGCTCGCAGCTTCCGCAAGGGACACCGCCAAGGCCTTCCGCGATCAGCAGGCTGCGACGCAGGAAGCGATGGGCGGCATCACCTCGGAGATGGGCCACGTCCAGAACCTGGCCAACGAGCTGAGAACCCTGGCGGACGAGTCGGGTCGAGTGAAAGACAGCGACCAGGCCCGCGCGAAGTACATCCTGGGCGAGTTGAACGAAGCCCTCGGCACTGAGTACACTATGACGGGCAACGTCATCCAGAACTACAAGGACCTCAAGACCTCCATCGACGAGGTGATCCAGGCCAAAACGGCGCAGGCGCTTCTGGAAGCAGGAAACGAGGCCTACGTCGAGGCGATGAAGCAGGAGTCCGACGCGCTCGCTGCTGTCAAAGTCTCCGAGAAGGAGTATCTGGCGCAGAAGGAGCTGAGTTACGGGAAAATTGCAGATCTGCAGGAAAAGTACAACACAGCCCTAGAACAATGGCAGATGAATGAGGCGTTCGGCAACGAGGTCGCCGCCTGGTATTGGTCCGAACAGATGGCGCGCTATTCTGCCAAGATTGCAAAGCACCAGGAAACAGTTGACAAGGCCAAGGCAGCATACGACGAGGACCTTGCCAACTACGGAGGCTACCACCAGACTGTGATGCAGTATCGCGAGGCGGAAGAGGCGGCGCTGGCTGGCAACTACAAAGTCGTGGAGGATCTGCTCCTGAAAAAGAGCGGGTCCTATTTGACATACTCCGACGAAGTGGACGAGGCCACCAGAGCCACAGTTGACCGCCTGCATCAGGAGGCGATCAACTTCGGCCTGGAGGCTGCCTGGAAGCGCGAGCAGTATGAGAAGGGGATCGGAGGCTTCACGGAGGAAGAGGTCAAAGAAGCCGAGGAAGGCTACGAGGCCTCGCTGGAAAAGTGGGCCAACGCCTACAACGACGCCAACTCTGTCGGCACTGACCTCGGCGACGGCCTTGCCGCTGGTATGGGGAACACCATCCCCTCACTGAAGAACAAAGCACGGCAGATGGTGCAGGAAATCATCGGCGCAATGAGGAAAGAGGCTGACTCCAACTCGCCCGCACAAAAGACCATTGACTTCGGCGAAGACGTGGGCGAAGGCGCTGAGATCGGCGTCGAAAAGAAGACCAAGGACGTCGCCGCTGCAGGACGTCGCCAGGCTGATGCGCTGATCGCGTCCTACACCGACCAGGAAGCTGCAGGCCAGAACGCCCTCCGCGGCGTAGCAGAGCAGCAGGCGGCACGTGTCCAGAGCCAGACGGCCCTGGTGGCTTCCGCCAACGCGGGGATGCTGGAGAAGATCCTGATCGCCATCGAGAAGGGCCAGGTGCTGACCATTGACGGCGACACCCTGGTGGGCGCTACAGCCCAGAGGATGGACAACGCACTCGGCCAGCGTCGAACCCTGGCAGCGAGAGGAGTGATCAAGTGAAAAAACGGACGCTATTTTTCCGCAGCGAAGACCCTGCAAGAGGGCAGGGCTGGAGCACGGAGGGGAGCCGCCTGCGCGACTACGACACGGGCTCCTACGGCTGGACCTTGACAGGGCTGGTCCTGACAGACCCAGAGCAGAAGACCCACTTCGTCGAGAAGGTCGGAAGCTCTGGCTCCTGGGACTTGTCCACTGTGCTGACCGACGGGCTCCCCACCTACAAAGACCGCACCCTGACCGCGACCCTGGAGTGCTCCGAAGGCACCAGGGAGGACAGGCAGCGCCTCATCAGCAGGATGATCAACCTGCTGGACGGGTGGAAGTGGGAGATCATCCTCCCCGACCACCCCGACCACTTCCTGGTGGGCCGCGTCCGCGTGACTGTGAACCAGAACAGTCTGGCATATGCTGCCGTGACCCTGACCGCTACCTGCGAGCCCTGGCTCTACAGCGACCGCGAGACTGTGGTCAAGCTGACCCCGCAAAAGGACAAGTGGCTTTTTGAAACGCTCTGGAACAACGGACGGCGCACCCTTAACCCCCGCATCACAGTCGAGGGCACAGTCAGCCTGATCACCCTGGCCGACTACAAGACCCAGGAACAAGTGCAGGCGGACCTGACGACGGGCACCTACCAATGGGCGCCTCTCTTCATCCCTCCTGGAGGGAGCGCGCTCTTCTACAAGGGCGAGGGCTCCATCAAAATCACGTACAGAGAGGCGGTGCTGAGATGATCCAAGTCACAGCAGATGGCTCCTGGGTATACGACAGCAGACGGGAAGACCTTGACCTGGTGGGGCTGAAAATCACCACAGGGCTGAACGTGGGCGGCTCCGCGGAGATCGTGCTGCCTCCAGGCCATAAGGCATACAACTACTTCACGGACTACAAGACGAACATCCACATTTACAAGGACGACGCCCGCATCTTCCGCGGGCGGGTAATCTTCAGCAGCGTCAACTTCTACGGGCAGAAGACAGTCACCTGCGAGGGCGAGCTGTGCTTCCTTCGCGACACCATCCAACGCCCATACCTGTGGGAGGCGACCCCGCGCTCGTGCTTCGTGACCCTGATCAACGCGCACAACGCACAGGTGCAAGACGCCGAGAAGGCCTTCGAGGTCGGAGACGTAACAGTCACCGACCCGAACGACTGGATCAGGCTGGAGAGCGAGAGCGCCGAGACGACACTGGCGACCCTCAACAAGCTCCTGGAGCGCTGCGGCGGGTACATCACCTTCACGGACGGCGGCAGCGTCCGCAGGATCAACTGGCTGAAATCCCTCGACGCCGAGAGCAACCAGGTCGTTGAGTTCGGTGAGAACCTGCTGGACTTCAGCAGGACAGGCTCCAGCGAAGCCTCCCTGGCGACTGGCATCATCCCCTACGGCGCACGGCTGGAAGTGGCCGACGCCAACGGGAAGGTCACCACGTCCAAGGAACGCCTCACCATCGCTTCTGTGAACGGAGGCAAGGACTACATCCTCGCCGAGGACGCCGTGGCCATCCGCGGCGTTATAATGACCACAGCAACCTGGGACGACGTGAAGGACCCCGCCATCCTGCTGGAGCAGGCGCGTCAATTCCTGGAAGGCAGCAAGCTGGCCGTCTCATCCATCGAGCTGACGGCTCTCGACCTGTCCTACCTGGACAAGGACCTGGACCGCTTCAAAGTGGGCGACCTGATCCGCGTGATCTCAAAGCCCCACGGCATCAATGACGCCTTCCTGCTGACCACGAAGACCGAGGACCTGCTGAACCCCGCCCAGAACCGCATCGTCCTGGGCAAGGATCTCGTCTCCCTCACAGGTGCAGACGTGGCAGGCGACCGCAGAGGTCAGACCGCTGCGGAAAAAGTGCAGACGAACATCTCCCACAGCGAGGAGCAGATCGCCGCGAAGGTGGAGGCTGACCTGGTCGGTCACATCACCGCAAGCGAGCAGAGCATCCTCACGCAGATCGGCAGCGAGTACGCGACCAAGAAAGCGCTGGCGGCCACAGATCAGCAGGTGGCTGACGAGGCCGCCGCACGGAAGGCGCTCATCGACCTGCTCTGGGGCGCGATCTACGTCGGCGGCGGAGCCCAGAACACCTACGTCAACGGCCTGCAGCTCTTCCTGGGCGACGCGACCCACCCCACCACCATCGACGGCAGCGAGATCAGCTTCGCCAAGGAGGCCCGCTTCCTGAACGGCTCGGGCATCCGCATCGCCGACAAGGACGGCAACAGCTACTACGTCCTACGCGTGGACAGCGCCAACAGCTGCGTCGTGGGCAACGACTACACCAACCTTTACCTGAGAGGGAAGGACGGCGTCTACCTGTACAAGGGCGGCGCTGCAGTCACATCCGACCGCAGGGAAAAGAACAGCATCGAGGAGCTGCCTGCAGCCTATGAGGCCGTGCTTGACAAGCTCACGCCGAAGCGCTTCAAGTTCAACGGCAAGGGCGACCGCTACCACGTGGGCTTCATCGCCCAGGACGTGGACGAGGCTCTGGCCGCTGCGGGGCTGACCCGTGACGACTTCGGGGGCTTCGTGGACCTGAAAGGCGACGGCTCCGAGCTGGGCCTCGCGTATGACGAGTTCATCGGCCTGCTGCTCCAGAAGCAGCGCGGGCTCGAGAAAAGACTTCAAGAACTGGAGGAAAAAATAAATGGCTAACATCATAATCGAGGCAGTGCCTTCTGGCCATCGGCTCACAGTCAACACGACCGAGCGCCTGTCTTCAGGCAGCAGGAACGTGGTGCAGGTGCATTTCCTTTTTGACTACGACAACGACCCAACGTGGGAAGGCTTATTGAAAACGGCCGTTTTCTACCGCACCGAGGACGAGGTCTATCACGTCCTCCTGGAGAACGATCTCGCGACAGTGCCCCACGAGGTCCTGGCGAAGGAGGGCGCCTTCTACTTCGGCCTGATGGGCTCCGCCGAGGACACCATCCACACGACCGAAGTGGTCAGGCTGACTGTGCTCCAGGGCGCGATCACCACACCGACCGCCGACCCCGCAGAGCCCACTCCTGACATCTACGCCCAGATCAGCGCAAGAGTCTCCGAGCTGATCGCAATGAGAGGCACCAGCGGGGAGACTGTGATCGAGATGAGCGGCGACGACTACGTCCAGAACGGCAAGATCCGCCTGAACGGAGCCAGCGCCGTGCTCACCTTCGAGATCGACGGCCTGACCTTGACGGGCTACGGCGAGCACTCCACCGACGGGTGCATCCAGCCCGCACAGGCGCCCCTGTTCCCCGAGGGCCAGGACATCCCGCTGCACTGCGACAACACGGCCCTGAATGTGTTCATCAAGCAGGGCACCGAGGGCTGGTCCTATATCAAGATCATCAACACAGAGAGCGACGTGGCTAACGTCTACGGCGCGAAGTGCTGGGGCTTCTTCCCGATGGCTTCTGTGACCTTGTCCGAAGTGCTCGACGCCCGAGTGGACCGCAACGGGAAGGCCTGGCCGACTGCTGGCGACCACCTGAGAAGCATCACCGCTGGGGGCGTGTACTA